TGTTTTATTTTTAGTCGGTTTGTTTTTAGCAAATTCTTGTGCAACTTTTGCAACTGAAATATTAGCATTTGAACGAACTATTTTACCATTCATTTATTATACGCGTCTATTTTATTTTTTAGCTTTATTTTTTAACGCCTTATTTACAGATTGTCTCTTGTTTTTTTTCGTTGGTGAACCAAAATTACGAACCGCAAACTCTTTTAACATGTTACTTATACTGTTAAATTGGACACCTTGTCTGAGTGGATTTCCACGATTCGTTTTGGTTTTTTGTTTTGGTGTAGGCGAACCTGGTGAATAATTCATAACCATCTCGTTCGTATTTAATATTTCATTCGTGTTCTTCTGTAAATTTTTAGACTTTTGGTTACGTTTTGCAAAAGCCATTTAGTATACCCTGATATTTTTTATATGGTCGCTATGTATTCCCACTGTAGAGTATTACATATTTTGTTCCATATAATATCCTGTTGATACAACTTTTCCTTCGACTTTAGAAGTGGGAAATATTTTAGATACTTATCTTCACTCAAAAGTTCGCAAAATTTATAGAGAACGTACGAGTAACTTAAAAAGTTTTTACGTTCTTTTGGACAATTATCATCGAACGGTTTTTGTATATCTTTGAACATTATACGTAACCGTTCTTCAAGTTCTTGTGGCATTTTTGGGGGTGATATACCACTCAATATATTAGCTATATACGGTACGTGTTCGTAATACTTATTAAGTTTTAGTTTTTTTAAGAGAGAGCGTACGCGTGCGTGTGTTATCTCATCAAGTGCCTTGATCTTAATCTTTTTTAGTTCGTTTTGTAGTTCTTCTATAACTTCAAGTGGTATGTTAGTAGTTTCTTGTGCTTGAAATTGTGATAACCACTCGTTAAAATGGTTTTCTCGTTTATACGAATAGCTTATGATTTTCTCAGACGTTTCCTGTTCTTCTCTATATGTTAACTCTTCACTGATTAAACATGCTATTATCAAACCGCAATTTTCACAAACGAGGTCACTTGTATCGGTAAAATGGTATGTATAACTACTAGTACATTCAGGACACGTTTCCATTTTTTTTATAATAGGTCTATCCACGTTTACCTTCTCGACCTCAGCAAGGTAATTATCAAATATATCTTTCCTTTGTAATCCACTCGTCTCTTTACAATTAAAAACGTTATCAGTCGTTACTTCCTTCGCTGTATCATCAGTATATTGTTTCATATAAGGTAAGCATTTTATTATATAACTCGACATTTCAGTTTCATATATGTCCTTATTACCAGGGTCGTCTTTTATATTTTTAGACCATGATTCAATCTTGTTGTTATATCTGCTTAAAAAATTACGTTCCATATAATAACTAAATAGTATGATTCTTAATCTTTTAACTACTGTTATACTATGGGTTTATGATCGTATAAAATATATAACAGCAAAACCAGATTATACAATTTCACACCAGTCGATGGAATATACAATTGATAGTGATAATACAGACGGTGAATTAATGGGGTTTTGGGAAGATGAATGCCGTGGCGAGTGGTGTGATGATGTAGAGTCTTTTTATAAGAACTTGAATGGTATAGATTATAAGAATGTTGAAATACCTACAAATGTAACCAAAATCATTTTACGTATAAAGTATTGGTATAATGATAAAATGTATAAATTTTTATCAAACGATATGAAACATGAATGGCCACCGAAACGGGTACCAGGAATAGTTTTTCATATGCCACTCATGAGTGCACAGCTTATGGATATAGATGATAAACCTGTCAAAGACGTACTAAATAAAATAAAAAGGTACGCTGGACCAAGGGGTGATTTTCATGGTAATAAAAATGTAAAAATAAGTGATCTGTTATACTACGACGATGAAACTCTTCGATCTGATTATCCGAGTATCAAATTGAAGAGTGCCTTGGGTATTGTTAAAAAGGTAAGTACTTACGATGGTTACATTACTGATCTTCAGATACCTTAGTTGCGAGATAAAATTTAAGTTCGCCTAAATTTGCGACGTTATATTTAAGTATAAGAAACCTATTTTGTTCTTCTTGCATAATCTGTACATTAGCACACATACTCGTTGCTTTAGTAAAAATGTTCATGTATCGAAGTGAATAACAACCAGTTATATTTACACTCTCTTCCATACATTCTATATTAGTTTCCTGATTTGCAAAATCACCTTCACAGTACAACCTTAAATTTTTATCGTACCTTGATATTTCTATATCGTTGCCTATGTTATACATATCACGACATATCCTTTGGAAATCTGAAGATAACATTGGAGTTATTGTACTCATAGTTATTTGAGGAACTTCTATTTGATGTTCGTTAATATCGAGAAGTTTGAGTGAGAATTTAGTTGACGTTTTCTTCAATTCACTATATATTTCAATATCCATAAACTCTTTAGAATTTATAGAAATTGTAAGAACGTCGTTATTTGATATAGATTTTAACAGTTTGAATGTGTTAGATACGTTAACACCCGCTACGATTTCATTTTCACAATTATACGTCTCAAAGTTATCACCGGATAAATACATATCAACGAGTGTTGTTCTCGCGGTATCTAGTGTTATTATATACATACCATCGGGTTTAAAGTATATATTAACATCGTTTAGTATATCTTTCAATACTTCGAAAGTTGATTTAATTGCAGTTGCTTGTACTGTAACTAACTTCATTATATGTCAAACGTGTAAATTCTTTAATTCTGTTTACTTTGTACATTATACGCGTCGTTTACACTTCTATCGATCTTTTCCTGTAACTCTTCTGTCATAGGTGGTTGTAAAGATGTACCATAATCATCCAAACCAAACATATCATCGGTACCTTCCCCGTCTAATGTTGTCATTGAACAAGTTCCAAACCCAGCCATTTCCAGTTCCTGTGTAGGTAATAATGACTCTAACCAATTTTTTATTTCGTTACCCACAAGAAATTTACCGTTTTTTGTGAGCATCGTTGGAACTCGACTTATTTTATTTTTAAATTGTGGTGGTATACCCAATTTATTGATATTGTGATACGAAACTATTTTTTTAAGATTTTCATTTTTTTGTATATAATTTATTATATCTAAACTGTGGTTACACTGTGGACTGTATATCAAGAGCGACATTCTAAAACTATAAGTTAAAATAATTACGCTGTTAAATCACAATTAAAATAAAAATTAATACTAAGATGAACAAAGTTGTTTTAATAGTGTTGATATTATGCGTTATACTGTCAATGGTCAGGGTGGAGAAATTCAGTAACTCTCCTTCAGCTGATATAAACGATGAAGAAGTTGATATGTCTATGTACAAAAAAATGGACGATATTGACATTACAAAAGATCTCATGCAGGAAATGGTTTTGCGTACAAACGAAGAAGTTTCTAAACGTACTGGTCTTTGTACGTATATTATCGAAACTATTTCTGCTGATATGTATGAAGCTTTTGCACCAAACCCAGTAAACCCTGGTGACATTAAGCTCCCTGATACAAAAGCTATACCTCAAATAGGTAGTAAAATATGTAAAGCAATGTTTATGGTTGTTAAATATGGAAAAGGTGGTTATGATTTTGGATTTATAGTTTCGTCCATTATACGGGTGATCAATACGGGTCCGAAATATGAAATTGATAATACGGATGAAATTACAAGAGATTTGGAGACAGGACTTAAGGAAAGTATCGACGATCGGATGAAAAAAAGGGAATTATTAAACGAAATAGAACAAAACCGATTGAACATTGATATAAAAAAGTATACACAAATTCAAACAAATAAACGAAAATATATAGGTGATAAACCAAAAGTTGCCGTTTTAGCACTTAGAAGTCAACCTTTACATATTAAAAAACCACGCGATGAAGGTGTTTTTACAAATAGTATAGCATCGAGTGAATTTGTTGACTACTCTCTTGTAAGACAAAGTGAACTCGAATACTTAAAAAGTAATACTAACTTACTCGTTGAGAAAGAAATTTTAGACTCACAGTCAATGTATAATAATACTAAAAATATAAAACCCGAAATAGGTCTCGATAAGGATAGAATAGTGACCGTCCCAGGTATGTAAAATTTACATTTACCATACAGAAAATACGGTTATTTTATATCTATTTTTTTACACCTAATTTTTCTGTACCCCCTTAGAGGGATTTAAACACTATATTTTCTATTATATTACAATGGGTGCATGAAAGTCATGTTTTTTTAAAAAAGAGTGGTCCTTATGAGAACCGAGTTCAAAAATTTTTCAAAAAGGTGTTTAAATCGCTCTAAGGGGGTACAGAAAAAATAGCCCTAATAAATTTACGTCATTTAGGTTTTGTATTCTGTATATAATTAACAAATTTACAAAACGGGTAATATTTTAAAAATAATAATTTGACTGTATTGTAATGATAAGTATTAGTGAAATATCTCGTCTAGATGAAAAACGTAAAAGGTTGAGGAAACAAACGTATGTCAAATTACATGAACAAATATCAAAAAAAATACGTCAATCGGTCGAAATGTGTCAAAAATACGTATTTGTACAAATACCATCGTTTGTAATGGGATTTCCTCACTTCGACAGGACGAAAGCAACAGTTTATTTGATTAGACAGTTTCGAATAAGTGGATTTTATGTTCAACATATAGGAGAATTTGAACTGTGTATATCGTGGAGACCTAGGAAAGTTAATAAAGAGTTGGAAGAAAAACCAGAAGAAGAATTTAGTGATTTCCCAACACTTATTAATTTGAAAAAGACAGCAAATAAGTACAGGGCGGCGCGATAATAATCACCTATAAAAAAACCTACTTTATCATAAATGGACAACCTCAACATATTAGTAGAAGCTAAACGTGAATACCTTGGCCAACTCTGTTTATTGATGTGTCCAGTTATGATAGAGACATTTGAAGAAATGTACGAAGAGGCGTATAAGTTATCAAAAGGTCGAAAAGTTTTAGTAATGTACCAGAAATTGTTAAAAGAAGTTCCTAATTGGAGTGACGCTATGTCAAAACAACACACCGATAATATAGCGAATAGATGTGCATGGTTTAATGATTTACTGGCCGCCGTATTTGTAAGTTGCGTTAAAATTTTATCAGCCGTTCGATTAAGTAAAGACAATAAAAAGATTTCACTTAAACTACCAACAAACGAAGTATTTATTCAAATGTGTCATAATAAAGTCGCACAATCTCTTTACAATGATCCTTATATTTACCACGAATCGCAAAATGAACATTCAAGAAACGATAAGTTATTTGAAAGATTTTCAATATGTGTTGAAAATGCCGTAAAAGAACTTATACCTGTCCAACAAATACTACAAACATATATGTCACAACAAGAAGGACAAGACCTTGATTTAGGTGATGCAGAAGTAGGTGACTCTGAAGACCCAGATATTATTGAGGATAATGGCATGGAAGAGACATCTGAAGAACCATTCGATAATGAACAGTCAATGGGGGAAGAACAACCAATGGGTGAACAACCAATGGGTGAACAACCAATGGGAGAACAACCAATGATGGAGGAACCAATGACGGAGGAACCAATGATGGAGGAACCAATGATGGGGGAACCAATGATGGGGGAAGGAAATAACAGGTCTTTTATGAACAATGAATTTAGAACGATCAATACGGCACCACGAGTACAAAAACCTATGCAACGTACACAGGATGACGACGGTGTATTTTTCCCAGATGCAGCCGAATCTCGTCAAAAAAACATCATGTATAAGTAAATGGAGTTTGAAGATTATTTAAGAGATCCAGCTTGGGCAGGATTGATTTCCGGATTTATTACAGCAGGATATATTCACTTCAAATCGAAACTTAATAACGAAGGTAAACTCGCAGTTAGCGCGTATACCAAACCAGCTGCACTCGTCGCTATATTAGTATTTTTAATCGTATCGAATGGTTTAGGTAAGAAAGAGACTATCAGTACAGAACCATTTTAATTTCCTAGCTTAAAGATATCTAACGTAGAATATATACAAAAATGGCATCTGTTTCCGCATTTAACGAAATGATGGGGCAATTTCTTGTGGAACTTCATAAGACGTTTCCAGAAGAAAAAGGTTTGAAAAAGTGTTTATCAGCTTTCGATTTAATGAAAGAGGCTAATCCACGGTTGGTTGTTGATGGATTTATGAACGGTGTATCACCATACGCTAATAAAATTTCATCAAAGGATGAATCTTTTTTTATTAAAGAATCTAAAAATCTTGATTTTATGAAAGGTGTAAATCTTGAAAAACACTGGGATGGTTGTTCAGATAATACAAAAGATGCCATTTGGCAATATGTACAAACACTTTATATGTTAGGTACAACTATAAAATCTATCCCAGAAGACACTTTGTCAATGATAGAGAGTGTGGCTAAAGAATGTGCAGATAAAATGGGTTCGGGTGAAAATGGCGAAATCGATGAAGCTGCTTTAATGAAAACCATGCAGGGTATGTTAGGTGGCATGTTAGGTGGTAAAAAATAAACTTGATGTATATAAATGACTTCTTGGTTCGAAGATCCAAAACAGCTCATTCGTACAGATAAAGTATTAGAATTTTGGCCATCAAAATCTCTCTCTTCAGAAGAGAGAATTAATGCCACAGCGAGATTTATAATTTATGCAACCTGTATAATATACCTTATTAATAGAGATATGCGTATTTTTGTGTTAGGTGCTACAGCTATAGGTGTTCTTTACATAATGGAACAGTCGGATATGATAAAAGAGGGTCCACCCAGGTCAGCACATGGCAATTTTGGATCGACTTGTCAGATGCCTACCCAGGATAACCCATGTGGTAATGTACTCATGACCGATTACACCGACAGACCAGATAGACCAAGTGCGTGCTTTGGTCCAACCGTTCGTAAAAATACAGATTCCTACTTAACAAATGGTGTACAATACGGACCTTCTCGTTCGCGATCATCATTACCACGTTTTCAAAGAAACGCTTTAGCGCGACAGTTTACACCAACCGCGAATTCTTCAATAGGTAACGATCCATATTATGAATTTATACATGGATCAAAGGGGAAAACTACATGTAGACAAGATCCACGATTGTGTAATCCAGACGCGAGAGGTGTTCAACTCGAGGCGTTTGCAGGACTTGATCCAACTGGTGATAAAAGAAGTGGTATGCACAGAGGATCTGGTTTATCTGCTTAAATAAATTAAAATAAATATTAACTTGATACTCGATTTTTCATAAACAAAATGTTTTGTAATAGTAAATGGCGTATCAACTTCAACCAGGAATGAAAATAGTCAGTGATAAAGCGATTCCATCCGTTTGTGCAACTGAAGAAGTCTTTGTATATCCTCAGCCCAGTACCTTAAATTATGGTTCATCGAGACCAAATACAATGTTGTATGGAACTGCTCCATACATGGCAGGTAAAGGTTCTCCAGCTCAACACATAGAAGTGAGTGACGCTCTTAGACCACAGTCAACTTCACGATTTAACAAAATATTAGCAAAAACATACGAAAGAAATTTTCACCCACTCCAGAATGTTGCTTGTAAAACACCCCTTAGAACGAGAACATACGAACCATCGAGCACTCGAGCCGAACTTCAAAATGGATTATTTCAGCAAAGATATATCAATAAAAATGTTAATAACAAGTAAGAATGGCTGACCCTATATCTATATTGGCTATAGCAGGTCTCGTTTATGCTGGTCGTAAATTGAGCAAATCGGATGAAAAATATACAGTTGAAGGAAATTCCATACAAGGACAGGAAGAAGTTTTACCACCACCAATTGATGATTTTTACAGTAGAGATATATCAATCAATGATTCGTATTTAGGTGCACCATCACCATTAGTTGAACCTGGATATGAATCAAAGCAGGAGATTTCAACATTTGGTGATATTTCTCCACAATCCCGATCTTCTGG